GCACTCCGGTCGCTATTTCCGGTGCTGTCAATCTGACGCTGGATCCGCAGGGCGATGACTACATCTTCTATGCAGACGGCATGAGATATTTCGAATATCACACAAATAACGGATATTCGGGCAGCCTGGAGATGGCACTCATTCCGGAGGATTTCAAAACAGCAATCCTCGGCGAATACTCCACTGGCGGGAAAGTCTTTGAGCTGGATGATGTCCAGGTCGTCAACTTTGCTCTGGGATTCCAGATCGATGGTGATGCCAATGAAAATCTGTACTGGTTCTATAACTGCTCCGCTTCCAGACCGACTGTCGCAGGGCAGACGAAGGAAGAGAGCATCGAGGTCAATACTGAAACGCTGAACATCAGCAACAGTCCTGATCCGAGAATCACGATCAACAGCAAACATCCGACCAAAGTCAAAAACGCTGACGCAAGCACAACGACATCCGGAGCATGGTTCTCCGCTGTCATCACTTCTTAATCAAACGGAAAAGGCAGGGTGTAACGCCCTGCCTTTTTTGAAATGGAGGCATACACATGAATACGAAAACAGTGAAAATCGGCGGGAAGGATGTTCCGCTGAAAACTTCTGCATATACACCACTGCTTTACGCGCAGCTCTTTAACGCGAACATCTTCGCAGATATGCAAGACATTGTGGTGGCAGCCAGCAAGACCGGAACAGTGCCATTTGAGAAAGTCATCATTCTTTATCGCCTGGCTTACACGATGGCAAAGCACGCTGATCCGGAAATCGCTCCTCTGGAAGAATGGCTGGATCAGTTCAATGTCTATGACATTCCGGAGATCGCCAGCGACCTGATCGAGCTGTGGGCAGTGGATAATCAGAGCCAGTCTACTCCCAAAGACGATACAGCGGGAGATTGACCGGAAGATGACTGCGGGACTCTATCTGCTGCGAGTCCTTCAGTCAGGGTTACGGATCGCGGATCTCCATGAATTATCCATGGGACTTGTCCGCGATCTTTTTGTGGAATCAGGAAATGATTCTTACGATTATCCGTATATAGCAACACAAGAGGACATTGATAGGTTGTAAATATGGCAGGGACAAAAGTCAGAGGAATCACAATTGAATTAAGCGCGGATGCGTCCGGCGTTGGCAAGGCGTTACAGAATGTCAATAAGGACATCAACACCACAGCCAAAGAGCTGAAGGATATTGATAAGCTCCTGAAGCTGGATCCGACAAATGTCACGCTCCTGGCACAGAAGCATGAGGCCTTGCAGCGTCAGGTTACGAATACCAGGGAAAAGCTCGACCTTCTGAAAAAGGCCGAAGAGGATCTCAAAAATGAGATGAAGGACGGCGGGACAGAAGAGCAGAAGCGTCAGCTGGAAGCTCTCCAGCGCGAGATTATCTCCACGGAGAAGGATCTCGACAAGTACACAAAGCAGATGGACGAGGCTGGCGATGAAACAAAGGACACATCGCAGTCCATGGAGCAGGCGACTGGAGCAACAGAAAAACTCTCCGGCGGGTTCACTGTCTTAAAGGGCGCACTCGCTAACCTGGTCGCAGACGGCCTGCGGAAGGCGACAGAAGCGTTCAAGGACATCATGACCGCTGCGCCGAAGTATGCTGACGAGATCGAAACGCTGGCAAAGAAGACGCATCTGGAAACGGATACGCTTCAGGAATTGTCCTACATGTCCGGTCTGGTCGATGTGGAGCTTTCCACAGTCGCCGGATCCATGACAAAGCTGACAAAGAACATGAACGCAGCCAAGGGTGGAACCGGAACGGCAGCAGAAGCCTTCCGGACGCTGGGTGTGGCTGTGACGGATGCGAACGGCAATCTGCGCGACAGCGAGGATGTGTTCTTTGAGGCAATTGAAGCTCTCGGTGGGATCGAGAACGAAGCAGAGCGTGATGCGACTGCGATGGCGTTATTCGGCAAGTCAGCCACAGAGCTGAATCCGATGATCGAAGCCGGATCCGATGCACTGAAGGGATTCGCAGCTGAAGCACATGAGATGGGTTATGTCCTGGACAAGGATTCGTTGGAGTCACTTTCCAAGGTTCAGGATTCCTTCGACAGATTCCAGCGTCAGATGGATTCCGTGAAGAACCAGATCGGTGCGGGACTTGCGCCTTCGATCGAGCGCGCCATGCAGAAAATCTCCGAAGCTGTCAGCCGGATCAACTGGAACAAAGTCGGGAATGAGATCGGAAAAGCGTTTAATAAGCTGATAGACATCCTGGAATGGATCATCGACCACGGTACCACTGTCAAAGTGGTGATCGGAGCGATAATCGCTGCGATGGCTGTCAGCAAAGTTGTGGAATTTACCAAGGCCATGACCGGAATGGTCGATATCTTAAAGAAGGCAGCGGCAGCAGCGGCGGCGAATCCGTATGTGCTCCTGGCAGCGGCGATCGCAGCATGCGTGGCAGCGTTTGTCGCGTTGGATCAGGCAGCATGGAACAATTACCAGTCCACAGATGAGAATTGGATAAAGACAAATGAGCTGACAAGTTCTCTTTATGAGCAGAAAGCAGCCATTGACGAAATGGTCGATTCTTATAACACGCTGAACGAGTCCAGGGAAGCTTCTATCAATGCCGGAACAAATGAGATCGCGCATGTCCAGTCATTATATTCGGAGCTGACATCTCTCGCAGATGCGAATGGTCAGGTCGATGAGAAGAACAGAGCGCGGGCAGAGTTCATCCTGGGTGAGCTGAACACGGCACTCGGAACGGAATACACGATGAATGGCAACATCATCAGCCAGTATTCCGACATGGTTAATTCCATCGATGCGGTCATCCAGAAGAAGCAGGCCGAGCTGATCCTCCAGGCAGAAGAGGAAGCATATCGTCAGGCCATCGTCAATCGTGCCGATGCGGAGCGCAATCTGCAAGAAATAGAAGAAACCAGGTCACAGACCGCAGCAGAGCTTGCTGATGTCGAAGCGCAGAAAAATGAGATCCTGTCAAAGGGCAGTATCGAAGCATCCAAGCATCAGTTTGAATTGAGCCAGTTATCTGCCCAGGAAACACGCCTGCGGAAGGCATTGGAAGACACAAATGACTCATATAATGACGCACGCGATCTGGTCGGCAGATACACCCATGATGTGACGCAATACGAAACAAACATGGTCAATGCTTTAGAAGGCAATTATGACCAGATCCAGCACAAGTCATGGGAAACGGCACAAGCGGAAGAAAAAGCAGCAAGCAGCGCAGCAAAGAATGTCGCAAAGGCAACAGCAGATGCGACGAGCGGATGGGCGAAACAGTTTGAAACGTCAGCTGCTAATATTCCTGGCGGTGTAGCTGCCGGAATCAATGCAAATTTGTGGCAGGCAACAAATGCAGCTGCAAATCTGGCTATCCAGGCGACCGCTGCTTTTAATAACAACATGGGCATCAAATCACCATCAAAGGTGATGATGAAGTCCGCGAAATGGATGGTCGAAGGTGTCGCCAAGGGCATCAAACAGAATGAAGGCATCGCAGTGGATGCTGTGGAGGACTTCTCTGATGACCTGGTGGCAGCCATGAACCCGAGTGCATCCTTCTCCGGTATGGTTTCCGGTTCTGGGATCGCATCGGTGGGAAGTGCAGCCACATCAGAGGCTGGCATCCTGAATCTTTTGAGCAAATACCTTCCGGAGCTTGTTAATCGTGACATCACGCTGGATTCCGGCAAGATAGTCGGCGAGCTGGCTCCGAAATATAACAAACAATTCGGCAGAATGGAAGCGTTGTCTGCAAGAGGTGTCTAATGCTTGGTATAACATTCGGATCTAAACATTCATATAACGACTGGGGAGTGATCCTGGAGGACACTCACATCTCTCCACCAGTCCCGAAAAGATATATAGTCGATGTTCCGGCACGGAACGGAGTGCTCGATCTGACCGGACAGCTGACTCCGATCATGCGTTATGAATCACGCACGATCACATTCACATTCAGGGTGCGCCCAGGAGGATGGGACGCACTGATGTCCACAGTCTATGGAGATGTTCATGGGAAGACCTTGGATGTGGTCAGTGATCTGGATCCGTCCTGGCATTGGCATGGGTTCGTGACTGTGGATGACTTCTCATCAGATGAGCGAACCGGAGTCCTGACCATCGCAGTGGATGCGGATCCATTTAAGCTGGCGAATGCGCCGACCACAGTGTCCACATCCGGTTCAGGATCCATCACATGTGTGTGCGACCGTATGGAGCTGACTCCGGTTATTGACACGACCGCATCAGCGACCATCGACTTCGGCGATATCTCCGCAGCTGTCGATGCCGGATCGCATATCATAAACGACATCATCTTTGTGGAAGGCAACAACACGCTGACGATCACCAGCACTGGTGATACGACAGTCACTTATACCAATGGGAGGCTGTAATGGCTTATACAGCATACCTGAATGACAACTTATTCTTCGACACGGCGAGCAATCTGAACAGCCTTGCCCTGCTGACCGCTGATCTGGATCTCCAGGCGGGGCAGGCAGGCACATTCACATTCAGCCTTGCTCCGGATAATGTCGCATATAACAGTTTCGCAAAGCTGACATCCTTTGTGGATGTATATCGGGACACTGTCCTTCTTTTCTCCGGTCGTGTGATCGAGATCTCGGAAGAGTTCAACCTGGTGCGCACGATAACATGCGAAGGCCTGCTGGCAGTCCTGGCTGACTCCGTATTCCGTCCGGTCACATTCAATGACACACTTCAGAACCTGGTGCAGGCGATGATCGACAGCCACAATGCGCAAGTGGATGCTGATAAGCAGCTGACGATCGGAACCATCACCATCCAGGACGAATATGTCTACCGCGCCTATGAGGAGTATGAAACGACCATCGCAAGGCTGATGGATCTGGTCGATTCCTATGGCGGGTACATGACAGTCACAAAGGACAGAGAAAACGGCACGCTTTATTTCGACTGGCGGGATTCCATCGCTGGACTGAATGCGCAGGGCATCGATTTCGGCAAGAATCTGCTCGATATCACGCAGATCGAGAACGGCACTGACATAGTGACCATCCTGGTGCCTTTGGGTGCTGAAATCGAGAATGCGGACGGCACAAACACACGGCTGACGATCGAGTCTGTCAATAATGGCGATGACTACATCGAGAATGCAGCAGGCATCTTGGAGTATGGTCAGGTGGTTGGCATCCAGATATGGGATGATGTCACAGTTCCATCTATTCTGCTCTCCAAGGCGACCGCATGGCTGAATGCCCAGGTGGTGAGCCGTCTTTCCATCAACGTGACGGCTGTGGATCTCCCGAACATGGACGATTTCCTGATCGGGCAGACGATTCCGGTCAAGAGCGAAGCGCACAATATAGACGCGAATTTCGTTGCTCTGGAACAAAGCCTGAACCTATTGGATCCGGCGCAGAACCAGATGGTGCTGGGCAACACCATGCGCGGGTACATCAATACGATCGGCAAGGCCATCAGCACTAATTCCGCACGCATCGAAAACATCACGCACGATTATGTCACGAATGACACAGTGTCCGGAATTAACGAGCAGCTCGCAGCACAGTCCACACTCATCCAGCAGAACGCGGACAGCATCGTGTCCACAGCCGAGGCAATATCACAGACGATAAACGGCATCCAGACGCAGCTGACGGCTGTCCAGCAGACGGCTGATTCCTGGAATGTGTTCGTGACAGAAAACGGACAGACACTGACATATCTGCGTGTGGACGCTTCCGGTCTTTGGATCGGGCGTGCAGAGGATCCGATCAAGCTGCTGGAAACAAACAGTGCGATCAAGTTCGTAGACGGCAACGGCACAGCACTCCTGGAGATCAACACGGAAGGCATTATTACTCCGAGCGTTTCCGCTTCGGAGCAGGTGGCATTTTTGAGTGGATCCACTCCGGAGTGGGCGATCCGTAAAGGCGCAGTTATAAATGGCAAACACAATCTGAACGATCTGTGGATCGGAGGCTAATTCATGGCAAGTATCTCGATATCCGGATGGGGTGTGGGCAGAAGCTACACACTGACAGTCACGGAGTCTTCATACAATTCCATAAACAACACTTCTGTCGTGTCCTGGACGCTTTCCGCATCGGGCGACAGCGGGACATGGTACGACTACTATTTATATGCATCTGTCAACGGCACTGTGGTCTATAACAAGTCCGGAGGCTGGTCGGATGGTGCGTTC